GTCATCAAGGCGCGTCAGGTGGCTGCCACAACGGCTGCCAAGTTCGTGCTGCATCAGCAGTGGATGGCGACCCCTACTGCTGCGCTACATGCCCTCGTGTCACTTCGGGCCGAGTCCGCTACCGCCCTACTCGACGACAACCGCCGATGGCTACACCACCCACCCGCCATCCTGCAGCGCCAACTTGATACCCGCGCCAAGGGTGAGCTGCGCCTGGCAGACACCGGGGCAAGCCTCAAGGCTTTCACGAGCAGAAGCTCTACAGGCCTGCGCAGCTTCAGCCCTGCCGCTGTGCTGCTGTCTGAGTTCGCCTTTGCGCTCGACCAAGAGGAGCTCCTTGCGCAGGCGCTGTCTGCTGTAGGTGATGGGCTGCTCATGATTGAGAGCACAGCAAACAACCCAGGGGACCGTTTTAGCGAGCTGATAGCGGGCGCCCCAGAGAATGGCTGGCACCTCATCACCCACTGGTGGCACGAGGAGCCTCGGTACACAGACGCAGACCCGGAGCACTTCGAGCACACCGAGGGAGAGGCGCAGCTCGTCAAGGAGTACCGGGTGACAGATGGGCAGCTTGCTTGGCGCAGGCGCTACCTGGCCATTCTCGGCCCCTACAAGTTCCGACGCGAATACCCGGCCTGTCTCGATGATTGCTTCTTGGGCAGAGAGGGCGGATACTACGGTGAGGAGGTCCTGCAAGACATCCACGTCATAGACCACGAGCTACACGGGAAGAGACATGGCCGAGAGATTGAGGCGCCCCACCCGCACGATAGGTACGTCATGGGTGTGGACATCGGGGGGGGAGTGGGTGGTGACTACTCGGCCCTCTGTGTCATCTCGGTCTCTACCATGCAGCCGGTGTACACGGAGCGCAGCAACCGAGCTACCCCAGCAGCCTGGGCGCACCGCTGCATACAAGTGGCATCTCGGTACAACAAAGCGCTGATGCTGGCCGAGTCGAACAACCACGGCCATGCCTTCCTGCTCGAAGCCTCACACTGTGGCTATCGGGAACAGTGGCGCAACCCACAGGGGAAGCCCTGGGTGACATCGCTGCAGAGCAAGCTTGATGTCTTCGATACCCTGCGCGAGTCCTTGCAGGTGGTCAAGGTCATGGACCGGGTGACATGGATGGAGCTGCGCAGCCTCACCATCCCCCCGGGCAAGGTCGCACCCGAGGCCCCGAAAGGTGGCCATGATGACAGCGCCATGGCCATGGCGTTAGGGTTCCGGTGTCTCCGAGACATTCCGTCCTCTTGGCGGACGCATGCGCTACAATCGGGACGAACTCGCATCGATGACCTTATCCAGGCCAGCCGAGCCCGGCGCATCCGGTCCCACAACCTGCCCTTTTGAGAGCCACCCATGCTGACCCCTGAGCAGTGCCAGTCCATCTGCAACCAGCATGACCTGTACTGGGACGGCAGGCGCGACGAGATGCGGCAGCTGCGCAACCTCTACATGACCCGCTTCTTTGGCTCTGAGCGTCCGGTGCTCGATACGGTCCTGCGTACCGAGGTGCCCAAGGCCTACGCAGTGGTCGAGAGCTACCTCGGCAGCCTCTACGCCAAGAACCCGAGCGTGGAAGTGCAGGCCGACATCCGGGGCAGAGGCAACCCAGAGGTAGCCGAGGCCACAGCCAACAGCTACCTGCTCACCGTTCGGGAACAGCTCGAAGACGCCACCCGCCTGGCGCTCATCTACCCGGCGGGCTTTATCAAGTTGGCGCCTGTGATGTCGGCCGACCCCCTCAAGCGGGTGAGCTGCGCAGCGCTGCCCCCATGGGAAGTCATCGTAGACGCTACCTCCAGCAGCTGGGAGCAGCAGCGCTACGTGGGGCACGTCTACCTGATGCCCCTGCTCGAAGCGGCGCAGCGCTACAGCAAGAGTGAGGGTGAGCTACGCGCTCGGGCTTACTCGAAGTGGATTGAGAGCACAGGCATCGCAGGCAAGGACCAAATCCTTGGCCTCGGAGACCCCACCCAGACGCCCCCCGAAGAACAGTGGGTCAGGGTGGTGGAGCTGTATGACCTTCTAAATGACTACCTGGTGGTTTGGTCGCCAGACTATGCAGACGGGCAGGAGCACCTTTTCACGGGGGTGAAAGTTCAGGTGGGTGCCCTTGACCCGGATGCCGCTGCAGACCAAGAGCGCCCGGATGCCGAGACCGAGCACGAAACCACAGGCATTCCCTACAAGACCGCCAACGGGCGCCCCGTGGTGCCCATCATCCCGCTCTACTTCTCGCGGGACCCTGACACTCCACTGCGTGGATACTCGCTGATTCGACGGTCACAAGACCAGTTCCGCGAGCTCAACGTCATGCGCAGCTACCAGGCCAACGGAGTGCGGCGCATGGCTCGGCAGTGGATGGTCCGGGCTGGGTTCCTTTCCGAGGATGCAGCGGCGAAGGTTTCGCAGGGCATCGATGGGGAGTTTATCGAGGTGGACCTCCAGCCAGGCGCACCGCTTGAGGGCAACATGATGCCCGTCCCACAAGCGCCCATCCCTGCAGACATCACCCTCTACGCAGCGACCGTGCAATCAGACATTGACCAAGCGGGACTCCTGGCCCCCTTCACTCGTGGAGAGGTCACCAAGAGCACAGCCACAGAGCAGCAGCTCCTCGCGGCCTACACCAGCAGCGAGGTGGGCCGGATGGCGCGCACAAGAGATGGCGTGATTACGTCCATCGCTCGCACCTTCAACATCATGCTCAGCGTGGTCCTGGGGGAAGAGGCCGAGCCACTGAGCCTGCCCAACCCAGTAGGCCCCACCATCCTCTCAGCCGATGACCTCACCGGGGACTTCTCCTATTGGGCCATCGATGCAGGCACTACGCCCATGAGTGACCTCACAAAGCAGCAGGCCCTTGAGCGCTTGACCCCGTTGCTTGTGCAGCTCGGTGCTGACCCTGCCCAAGTGCTCGGTGAGATTGTGCGCACCTACCAGCTCCCTGAGAGCTTTGCCGAGGTTGCAGAACCTGAGCCACTGGCTGAGCAGCCTGCCCCTCTTCCGTTCCCTGTTGGGGGCCTTCCCCCTGGAGAAGTATGATGCCCCTGATGATTGCAACAGAAGCCCCCCAGGGCATGCCCGGAGACCTGGCAGCCCTTGCCGAGGAGCAGGATGCCGTCATCGGAGACGAGATGGCTGCCCTTGTGCCTCGGCCCGAGCGCCCATACAGCGCCAAGGTCTACACAGCGCTCACCAAGGCCATCGCAACCGCTGCCCAGGTCATGGGGCTGGACCTCACACCCGAGACCTACAGCGGGCCGGTTGAGGAGATGGATGCCGACGTGGCACGCTTCCTGGCCATGATGGCAGCAGCTGCCGAGGACTACGGCAAGCCCTTCCCGGTGGAGCTGGGAGACATCAAGGGAGACAGCGAGCTGACCGCCATCACTGCTGCCCTGCTCTCCCTCGGGAAGGACAAGGGCTTTGCCGAGTTCCTTGACGCCCCTGCAGAACCTTCCGAGGTCATCGAAGAGGAGACCATCATGCCTGACGGTGAGATAGAAGAGGAAGAGGAAGAGGTCTTTGACTTCAGCAAGCGTATGCGGCGCCGCTGATGGCATTCTCAAGCATCAGGGCAAAGCTGGCGCAGCTCTTTGGCTTCGGAAAGAAGCCCAAGACCGTCATCCCTAAGACCAGGGCGCAGGCCTATTATCGCTCCTATGAGGGTGGGGTTAAGGGCAACCTGGTGCGCGCAATCGAGAGCAAGCAGCCGGTCACGTTCTTCTATAAAGACAAGTGGCAACCGGAGGGCACACCCGGAGCACTCGGGCAGCGAGTGGGCAACCCACACGCCATCTGGCGCGGTACGAACGGGCGCACCTATCTGCACCTGTACGTTGACCCGCAAAGCGCCACAGCCACGGGCGGCCTGCCAGGGTGGCGTACCTTCCTCGTCAACAGAATCCAGGGGGTGAGCGTGTTGGAGCTTGGCTCATCCTTCTTTGGTCGGCCTGTGCGGTTTATAACTGCGCCAGGCTGGAACCCCGGCTGGTATCGGTCGGTGGGTCAACCCATCAAGCTCTTGGAATAGAGGACAAACATGAGTCATGAGAGCGTAGCCGAGCAGGTCCTGGCAGAAGTACAGCAGGCCCACCCAGAGACAGCAAAAGCGCCCCAGGCCGAGGCCCCAGAGGTCAGCCCTGAAGTGCAGGCGATGGCAGACGCCATGGCAGCCGATGGGGCAGAGGTGGAGATTGAGACGCAGGCCGAGGGGGAGGCACCCCAGAAGCGCGGGCTGAGCTGGGAGCAGGCCGTTAAGTCTGTGCCCCCAGACATCGCCAAGCTGATGCGCAGCATGCAGGCCGACTACACGCGGAAGACGCAAGAGGTAGCCGAGCAGAGGCGAGACTTCATCCGGGAACGTGAGGCCCTGATGGCAGGGAAAGCAGCCATCGAAGACCCAGCCGAGCTGCCCGAATACGACCCCTTCAACGAGGACAGCATCAACGCTCGCATTCAGGCCGGCATCGCCAAAGGCCTCAAGGCCATGCTTGAACCCATGCAGGCCGAGTATGAGCAGATGCAGGCGCAGGACAGCTACAAGTCTTTCCTGCAGGAGCATCCCGAGTTTGAGACAGACACGGGCCTGCGCTCCGAGGTGCAGAGCCTTCTTGAGGGCAACGAGTCCTTGGACTTGGAAACAGCCTACTGGGCAGCTCGTGGCAAGAAGGCAAAGCTCGAAGCCAGCCGAGCCAAAGAGGCCCAAAGTGCCAGGCGCAAGGCACGCCAAGAGGCAGCCCTCACAGCGACGGCCACACCTCGACGAGGTGGAACGGGCAGGGTGCCAGGGCGCAAGGACCTGAAGAGCATGTCAGCGGCAGACATCCTGGCAGTAGCTCAGGCTATGCACCGCAAGTGAGCGCGTGCTATGCTGGCTGTATGTGAGGCCACCCCATTGTGGAGCCTTGCGCGTTTGGCACTGTGACGAACACAGCACGCCCCATCCCGCAAGCATCAAACCACAATGGAGGCCACCTTGGCTCCCCAGTCAGTCATCAGCACTACGTTGCAGTTGTTGCGCGATAAGCTCGTCGACAACAGCTTTCTTGCCCATCCCCTCTTCCGCGCCATCGAAGGCGCCGGCAACCTCGTCAAGGTCTCCGGCGGTCTCCGAGTGGAGCAGCCTGTCATCTTCGGTGAGCACTCCAGCATCACCGAGCTGAGCAACGGCTTTGAGCCGGTGAGCATGGCTGTCA